CAGCCGCGCGGCTGTTGAGAAACAGGTTCGTCGCGGCGGGCTCGCACAACGGATAATAGTATGTGCCCGTCCAGTCGTAGGGGAGATCGTAGAGAGGGACGGTTGTTGTTCGGATGTACTCTGAGGCCGCCAGCGTGGAGCGCAGATGCACTGTGCCAGCGCCCGACGTTGAGCCACACGTCAGCGTGCCCGTGGACGCAGTGAAGGTAATCGGATTGCCTGCTGTCACGGTGCCTATCGCAGCACCCGAGAGTGTAATAGAGACAGTTCCTGTTACAGCGATGATGTAGGGCAGGCCAGAAACGACAGTGACGCTCTGATTGGCTGGGCTTTCCGAGTTGAGATAGAGGTTCTGTGCCCTGTAACCGTAGGTGCCGTCCGATTTCTTGCACAGCTTTGGTGAGGGAGACGCGTAGGTGATTTTGGCACCAGGCCCGACGAGGGCACCGTTGAGGACGGTTCCCTGACTTGCAAAGCTGTTGGCTGGTGTCGTCAGGTCCTTGATGCAGATCGAGGCATCACTGAAGTCGATCGCAAAGCCTTCTGGCTCGGATGCCAGCATGAGGGCGGCACCGGATACGGAACTGTCCGGCGTATCACTGACACCACCGCGTGTTCCAAAATGTGTGAGACCTAATCCGAAACCAAGCATCAGACTACCTCAGTAAAGCGCGCGTTGTTGGATTGGGTAGCGATGGAAACGGGGACGATTGGCATCGTATCCTGCTAGAAGGTATCGACCTTGGTCGTGAAACCGCTCAGCCTGTGCGCCACATGCCGGCGCAACCGCCTCAAAATGCGTTCTTCGATAATCTGCGCATCGGCGATCGAGACTGGAATTCCAAAAGCATTCTGCGCCCGGTTGGCAACAAGATCTATGATCACAGGAGCTACGGCGCCTGGAATCTCAGAGCTTGGCCAATAGACCAAGCCTTCATCGGACCATTCTTCGAAAGCTTGTTCATAGACGCGCGAAATATAGGCAACATCTGCGGCCGCGCCTGAACTGTTCGCATCGATCAAGCTAAGCTTGCGCAGAACGTCCTCCGCGATCTGCGTCGTCGTGTACGTTGTCATTCAGGTTCGGCCTCGACCTTGGGATCGGCCTTGCGAGGCTTCCGCCGCTCCCCGCTAACAGAAAAATGCTTATTCGCCGCCAGCTTTTTCTGCGCCGCATCACTTAGGGTGGACACATCTGTTGGCTGATCGCGGAAGAACACCAAACCGTGCATCTCGCAGGACTGCGCCTTGTCGTCTGGATTTTCTGGGTTGCCGATAAACGTGATTTGCATGTGATCTTCCAAGAGTTGAGGAGCCCAGGGGCAAGCACACCCCTGGGCGGTTGGTTTATCGATTGAGGACGTAGGCCACGAGAAGACTGATCGTGCCAGACGTTGCCCCCGTTTCCGGAGCGACCTGGACCTTAACGTCAATCGTATCGGCTGAAGCATATGTGTAACCAAACGCGGTCGATGTCAGCGACGACGACGACCCTCCAGCCTGCCCGACGGTTGCACCGTCGATAAGCCTATCCGTGGTCGTTCCATCACCAACATCGAGCACGATCGCAGGCGAACCGCCTGTATCGAGATCGGTTGCACCAAGCGTAACACGCGTGATCACGGCCCCAGCCGGAACAGGGATCATCTCGATCACGTCGTTGACCACAAGAGCGGCCGTAACTGCATAGGTTGCGAATACGACAACCTCCTGCGATCCGTCACCGACACCGGCCCTGATGCCGTCCTTGACGAGATTGGATTTAAAAGTGCTAGCCATTGAGTTGGTTTCCTTCTCTCATCTTTGGATTACGCATCGGCCACGGCAGCGGCATAGACCGTGAAGATCCCGACGTCCTTGCGGGTGTCGGCACCATTGTTCCACGTCAATTTCTCCATGCCGTTGGCGAACTCGACCCCCATGCCCTTGAAGTACCCGTAGTCGTCTTCCTTCTTGGTCGTCGGCGTCGGCATCTGCTTGTTGACGTAACCGATCGATTGGGCGCCACACAGGAAGTTGGCACCAACCTGAATGGTGCTCGACAGCGTTGTTGCTGTATTCACGCTATCGTTCGGATTGCGCGGCTGGTAGAATTCCGGGATCTCGCGGAAGATGATCCCGTCATAGATCAGGTCCCCATCCTGGAAGAGCGGGTTGGCGTTCACGTCGCGCGGACGGGCATCGCGGTTCGCCTGCGTCATGACGCTATCGTTCTTCAGATCCCGGAAGCACAGCGGATGGCAGAACATCATGAAGAACTCGCGCCCCTGCGTGCCGGTCTTGAATGGACGAATGCGCGGACGCGCCTTGCGAGCAAGCCGCTTGGCAAGCGTGGCCACCGAAACAGTCAACTTATCGGCGGTGTTGTCGATATTACCAAGAGCAGCGGAATGATCCGTCGAATAGTTCGACACCGCCGCTCCGAAGAGAACGCGATCAGCGTTCGCCGTACACCAGGCGTCCTTCTGGGCTTCGGATGCATCCGTGTACTTGACGCCATTCATGGAATGGAAACAGTCGATGATCTGATACTTGATCTTCTCAGTGGCCCAATCCGAAAGTTCGGGCCGCACGGCAGCCATGAGATCCACGGCCGATTTCTCACGCTGCTTTTTGGAGATTTCAACGGCGTTGCGGTAGAACTCCCAGGAAACATCCTGGTAGAACTGGTTCAGCTGCTCTTCGTTGCCGGACAAACGCTGGTCGCCAGCCACGCCGTTGCCGTTCAGCTGCTTCAGCAGCGGAACACGGATCGTGTAGCCGTCAGTCTCCAGATCGTTGATGACGTGGATGATGTCCATCTGGCTCGTGCCCATGTAGGGCTCGAAGCCAGAATCACGAACCATCTCGCGCAGGAAGTTCTTCTTCCACTTGGTCAATTCCAAGCCGGAAAGAACGGAGGTATCTGCCATGGTGTTTTCGCCTTCTCGTGGTCAGGTTGAGGACTGGCCTACGCCTGGCGACGGGCTCTCCGGTCAGAACCGAAGATGTCGTTGACGGCGGCCTTTTCCGTGAGGACGGCTCCCTGCTCACCGGTTGCGGTCGCTGCCGCCAGTGATCCAGGAAACCGCTGCTGCTGTTGCGCCTGGCTCCCGCTCTTCAACCCAGCCATCGCCTTCTGGACCGCCTCATCGGCAATCTTTTTCTTAAAGGCTTCAAGATCCGATCCGACTTCCTGCTTGACGACATGATCCTGGTGCCACTGCATCAGCGTGGCCCAAGGATTTGTCTGTTGCACAAGGCGCGGAACAATGCCCGCGGCCTGCGCCGCAGAAAAAGCGGCTGAGACCTTCTCGTCCCCGTATCGCGCGCGGACTATCTCCTCATAAACGTTGAGCATCTGGTTGCGCTGGCGTTCCCGTTCCTGGCTCAGAACGTGAGAGACATACCCTTGCGGATCGGAAAACGCGTCGGGGACTTCTTCTTGCGGCTGTGGTTGGGTTTGCGGTTGGCGCTGTTGCTGCTGAAACAATTGCTCCAAAGCCTGAGCCCTGGCGCGTGCTTCAACAAGCTGCTGATCAATCTCCTGCCGGCGCTTGCGCTCCGACATGAGTTCCGAGAGCGGCACATGCCTCTGGCGATCGGCCTCATTGGACGGTTCCGTCTTGGGCTGAGGCTCATCAACCACCGTTTCCGGTGTCTGACTGACCTCTTCATCCTGCTTTTTGGAAGCAAAGCGCCCGTGTTCGTCACGGTGCGGTTCTGCCTTCTGTTCAGGATCAGCGATTTCCTTGGGTTGGTCTTCCCCGCGGTCCTGGCGTCCGGTTGCAAAGATGTCGTCGTAGGACTCGTCGTCCGCTGGCGTCGTTGCCATCGTCATGGTTGCTCTCCGCAGTATCGTTGCTGGTCACGAGATCACCGGGTTACGCCCCGATGCGGCGTTATCAGCCCGTATCGCCGGCTGGTCGCGAAACGCCGCTATGGTCCGGCGAGTCCTACGCAAATGGAACGCGCCTAATACTTATTCCTTGACGTAATCCTTGAACGGGCTGTCCAGATCGCCATCACGGCCAACCACGCGAGCCTTTCCACCGCCGATCGTAACGCTGCCTTGCTCCAATGGGAGCGACGGCGTTCGGCCCTTGAGCCAGTTGAAAATGTGGTCTGCTTCAGACCGCGCCGCATCACCCGTCAATCCCTGATCCTGAGCGCGTTTCAAGCATTCCAATCTCAGCAGTTCATCATCCATGAGCCGGTGACTCCATCCTGGTTTCCTTCTTCTTCATCATGGCGGCATCATGCGCACCTTTGCGATCCATGCTTTCGATTTCCCAAGCATGCCGCCGGGCATCGTGCGACTGGCGCTTTTCTTCGGCCTCGAGATCCAAAACCTTCAAAGCCCGGTTGCCCTCAAACTCGATCTGCTTCTGGTAGATATCGAGTTCTTTCAGCTTCAAGTTGGCGCCTGCGATCTGCAGATCCGTTTCCGCCTTGGCGGTATCGATCTGAGCCTTGCGCGCATCCTGCTCGCCCTTGATTTGAAGCTCCTGCATTCTGGCCTGAAGTTCCTGGCCCTTCATCTCGATCGAAGGATCGGGCGGCGGCTGCATCGCCTGCTGCGCCTCGTCCAGCATCTTGAAGAGCTTGTCTTTCTGCGGCGTGTTCGACAACTCGATAAACACCTTCCACAATGGCGGCGGCACGGATGACAGTTGCGAGAGCGTCTGCAGCAACTCTTCGTTCATCGTGATCGTGTCAGGGCCCTCGTCGAGCATGACGTCAACATCGATGTCGGCAATAACATTCTGAGCCATAATCTGACCCGTTGCGGGATCAATCTGATAGGCGTTGAGTTGCACAAACTGCACGGAATCTTCATCGTCCGTGACACGGATCCAGCGTTCTGCCGTCCAGGCCTGACGGATACGGGCCCAGATCTTCCGGTAGACGCGCAGCTTCCAGTCCCGGTGACGCTCGAATACGGGTGACAGTTCTGTCATGCCGCTGTCTCGTTGCGCCAGAAGGGCCCGGCCTGATGCGCCGTCAACACCCGTTCCCTGCCCTGTCAGACCGGGATTGGGCCCATAGTTTTCCATCTCGGCCAGAGCCATCTGATGACGATCGGCTTCGCCCTGCATCCGCGCATTATCGTCAACAAGCCCAATGTCCTTGCCCCACTCTGTGTGTTCATTGAGCTTGATCTTGCCGTCAGGCCGGGCGATCTGCTTTGAGAACTCATCCGGATCGACAACGGCGCCCTCCTTGTAGAAGAACTGCCGCGTCGTCATGCGGTGCAGAAGTTTCGAAGAGGAATGGTTTATCTCATCCTGGATGCTCTTCATCGTCCGGATGATGCCGTAACGGACCCCCTTCTCATCTACGTAAGGACTCCAGGCGACATATGGGCAATCCGGCTCTCCATCGAGCCCCTGGTAGGGAGACCATCCGCCCTCCAGAAGAATGTCACCAGAGAAGTAACAGAAGCTCCAAGCCATCGTCGGCAGAGACGCAATCGGCGTCATCGCCGTGGTCTCCAGCATCGCGCCATCGTAGCGCTTCTTCTCCCAGAACTCGACGACGCGGACCCTGCGGTTTTCGAAATCTCCCCACTGCTGCTCACGATCCTGCTCAATAATGGATGTGGTTGACGCCGTTCCTGAGGCGTCCATCATGTCTTCAATTTCCTTGGCTTTGTCGGGCCATCGCTCCTTGGCCTCGTCCGTATCGAGCCAAAGGTGCAGCCCGCAAAATCGCGCGTCTGAGTAGTCAGGCTTGATAGATCGCGGATCGTAGAACCAGCGATCTATAGGGACCTCCATCAGGCTTGGATCCTCACCGTCTATACCGACGAAACAGACGCCTGACCCGCTTACGAGGCCATCGTGCATCGCATCAGAAGATACGCGTGGCCAATGCGCCTGATCACAGACAAAGCGCAGGCCAGCGGTTGCCGTATCTGCATCGGCTTCATGCCGCGGGGTGCGCGGGTACGCGCGCGGATCACGCCGCAACCTCTGCTCAATACCGACCAGGAAATCGACTTTGCGCTTTATTCTGTTACGGACTGTGGCCTGCTGCCCGCGCGCCTGAAGTTTTCTGGTTTCCTCATCGGTCCACTGTTTGTCATGATAGTACTGGCGGGCCTCACGGGCCTCGCGCTGCTCATCCTGCTTGTTCTGCTCGTAGGCGCGGAACCATTTCTTCTTACGCGCAAGTTCTCCATCATACGCCTGAGGCTGGCGTTCCGAACGTGCGCCTGATCCAATGGCTGGCGGAGCGGGTATCATTGCTTTGCCTAAATTCTCCAGCTCGTCTCTACAGACCGCGATGAGGCGTAGTCGTTGTTGGCATGACGCCTGATGTCCTTCGGATTCCTAATCCAGGGACGGGACATGCAGGCATATCTCCAATCATCAGCAGCATGGTCCTCCTGATCCGTATTGACGTCCTCAGGACGCTTGTCGTCATGCTGCAGAGCCGGAATAGTCCGGATGGAATCATGACAGTTCGAGAAGCACACGATCATCGGATTTCCATCATCGTCTCCAGCAAAGCGACCCCGCATCTGATCCCACCCGCCCATTGCTCCCCGCTGCGGCACGCGCGCGTTGTCAGCGGGCTTGAATACGATTTTCTCAGTGGCCATCCGCTGCGCGATGGACGGACCTCCATCCTCTGCGAAAGCCGCTGGATCGAGCACCCGGTACGTGATTTTCTCGCTGACCGGCTCCCTGCTCTTGATACCCTTGGCCACCGCTGCAGCGTGCATCTTCAAGCCCGTGTTCGGCTTGCTTGCCCCGTACCATTCGCGATACCGGATCAGGCAACCCCGCGGCAGCCATAACGACTTTCCAGCCGTGTTTTCGACCTGCACAGGATCGGAGACAACCGCCCACCAGCCAAACGAGAACGGCGAAGCTGAACCCCAGTCGCCAGACATGAACCTGAGCCAGGTGTCATCAATGGAAAACGGCCGGATCACATGCCTGTCGCGGTTCCAGCAATCGAAATAAGCACCTTCGACAACATCCCAGTTGCCATAACGCATAGCTGCAACCAAGGACTCCGAGCCAAGACCGTGCAGACGCGCCTCATAGCCCGGATCGTCAGACCCCATCGATGGGTTGTCTTCCAGCAAGGCTGGAATGAACTGCCGCTTCATGCCGCCCTCTTCGGGCGGCATCTGACGCACTTCGTAGGTTTCCGTGCCTTCGACAAACGTGCGCTTGACGAACAGATGGCCGATATTGCCCGGATTTGCGCCAGCCAGGATGCGCGGAAAGCGGCCCGCCCATTGCGCCGGAATACTGATGCCAACCATGCGCACGCGGTTGCGCAAGAACCGGTACATCGCCTCGCTGAAGTGGGTCAGCTCATCCAAAAGCAGAACATGGATTTCAGCGCCCTGGTACTTGTAGATGTCCTTCTCGTCCTTGCAGTGGCACAGATAGATCTTTGATCCGTTCCAGAAACGAATTTCGTCGTCCACGATCCTGACGAAACCGTTCATGACCCATGGCGCGAGGATCGACCTGAATCCTTTCGGCCCTTCCATGTGGTTCTTGATCAGATCGTCTCTAATGCGACGAAACAGGTACACTTGCAGGCCAGCTATGGCTGCACACCAAAGAATCGCAGCGACGCGCATCAAATGGCTTTTGCCGCCGCCTGCTGCGCCGCCGTACAAGACCTCCGTCGCATCGGTATCGAGCGCGATCGCCTGCTTTGGATGCAGGCTAAGATTGATCTCGGGTGACAGAGACATTCAGGATTGGTGACATCGGCTTTCCCTCGGGATCGGTGAAGCCGGTTTCCGTCTTATCGCGCCACTGTTCCTTGCGGCGGTTTTTGAGCCAGAAGATTGCCGCACCCGTATCGGGCGGAATATGCTCGAAGGTTTCAGCCCGAAGCACGGTGCCACTGGCATTAAACACTTTCTCGGACTTGATGATGTAGCCGGTCGCGCGCTGATACAGAGAGCGCTCAACACGGTCATCACAAGGGGAGCCGCCTATTTTTATGGCATCCGAAAATTGTATATGCTTCGTTTTCCAGAGGTAGAGCGTGCTGACGCACACTTTGAAGAAATCGGCCATCTCCTCATCGGTGAACCCGTGTTCGGCAAGCTTCTTTGCCTGCTCTGCATATTCTTCCTTGTACTTCGAGGGGCGGCCTGGACCTTTCTTCTCTGTCATGCGTAATCGCTCGCTGATGTGCAATCGACGAAGGGCGATGCCTGAACGATGAAATCATCCTCCGTCACGACGCTTCCATAGGCTCCGTCGAATGTTCCTTCCCACCGGATGAACCAGCGTCCGCCTGTATCTGGCGTGAACATGAGCTGGTAACTGCCAACGGCAAGTTTAGTGAGATTGACGTCGCTGCCGTAGGTGTATGTTGAGAGCGTGCCTCTTGGGCTCAGAACCTTGGCCACTACGGTATCCGGATCGACCGGAACGGTCCCTTGCTCGAAGGCGGCTGTCACGATCTGTGTTGTTCCTGGGCGGCGAATGCCTGGAATGAGCATCTATGTAACCCTTGCGGACAAAGACGGGCGCTGCATCGATCTGGCCTTGATCATGGAGGCAGAGCCTATTGCGCAGGAAAGACTAACCTTTGATGAAGTGTTCGCCCCAATGCGTGCTGCTGGGGCTGACAGGAACGCCGATGTGGCCAAGCTGTCATCGTCCTCAACGCCACCGAGCGTTGCCACAACCGCAAGCACAGCACTGGCGTTTAGCGTGTCATCGCCTTCAAGAATCGACGCCGCTGCCACGATTGGAATAACGGCAGAACTGGAAAGCGTGTCACTTGCTTCCGTAATGGCGGCCATGGCAACAAGCGCGATGACGGCGGTACTTGAAAGCGTGTCACTGTCTTCGGTGGCGGTCAGGATGGCTGTGATACCATCTCCGACATACGGAACTGTTCCTATGCCGCCAATGTAACCGCCGATCATGGACTAGGCTACCCTTCCGGCCATTGGATCTGAGGCAATT